CAAGAATCTTCTGCGCATTGAATCCTGCCATACCCAGGAACGCCATGCCTTCAGCGGCTTCCGTCGCCGTGAACCGCGTAGTAGCGCCAAGCATTCTGGCCTGATTGCGGAGTAATTCCATCTCAACGCCGGTAGCCTGCGTCACGGCAAGTGTTTTCGACATGGCCTCTTGGAACGGCGCAATCTCCGATATGGCATTTCGGAGAACCATACCGAACGACAGACCGGCCACGGCTCCTTGAACTGAGAACACCGCGCTTTTGATTTTGCTGAATGCCGAACCGATCCCCGCCCCGAATCCCTTTGCTTCATCCGTTGTTTTTTTGGCTTTGCTCCCCGTCTTATCGAGAGCATTATTCATCTCGTCAAGGGCACGTTTTGCGCTGGTGGGGTCGATTTGGATTCTAAGGCTTGCCAGTTCCACGGTCCTTGCCTCGCTCTCGGTATTCGTCACGCAACGAATCCAGTTTGCTCAGCAAGCGGGAAAAGTAGAATAGTAGTTCTTCTCGGTCCTCTGGACGCACTATGTCATTGATGTCGAAATAAGCCGCTACGTCATTGAGTGACGGCCTGCCGTGCGGCGCGAAGGCCATTAGTACGTTCCACCCCTTCCAGACCGATACAAGCCATGGGAATATCTCGGCTCGTTTCTCCAAGGCGCGCGGAGCATGGCCCAACGCGGCGGCTATTTCCGGGTCGGCTAACCATTCTTCGCTTTGCTCGGTCCATCGTGCTCGCCAGGCAAAAAATCTTCCAGGTTTTTTGCCCCCTCTTCCATTGCCTCGACATGGTATAACTCGAAGTTTGTCGAGCATGAAGATACAAAGTCCCGAAAGTCCTTGTACTTTTCCAACATGGCCTCGGCGTTTTCGCGATTGTACGGGACCGGCTTGCCGTCATCTTCAATGTTCTCCCAATCGAGCAATACCGTACTGGAAAGAGTCTCGATCAGAATCTTGCGCGCCATTTCTTCCGGGATCTTGACAATGCCGCGCCCGGCCTGCCGATAATTCCGCGTTGCTTCGTCAATGGCTCGCACGAAATTAGGATTCCCGTACCGCGCGACCTTAATCCGCGCCTTACCAGCCGGGTCCGGGAGTGGAATCCACGTCCCCTCGATTTCTCGTCTCTCGTCCGTTGCGAAGATCTTCTTCAAGTCCATTGGTTTCTCCTACTGATTTACCGGATTACGCCGGTGTAATGTCGATTTGCAGCGCACAGTTCGATGTCGCATCTCGGATTGCCGCGAACGTAAGAGGTAGCATTACGTCCTGGTTCCCGGACTCGGCCTTCGGGTCCCCTTCCATGAAATACAACTTCGGGATCGTGAATACCATGACGTTCCCGGAAACGTCAGTGCATCGCCACGAAAGAGACAAGTTGGTATGCCCGATCAGGAGATTGTAGAGGACAAGGTCCTCGAAATAGGCTTCCACAGTTCCGGTGACCTCGAAGAATCCTAGACCAATACCGGCGGCGGCTTTCGATCCGATCCGGTCTTTCGCGCGCGGATTGTTGTTCACGTTCAGGGTGATCGACTTGAGCGGTGTAGCCAGGGCAACACCATCTTTCGTGATCGTTCCGACATTCGCCGAAGCCGACATTGGAACGGCTGCCGAAGCCGCAGTGGACGAACCTGCAACCGATGACGCGCTTGCAACGCCCTCTTTCCCGGAGAAGGTGAAACTGCCATTGATGATCTGTTTCGCCGCGATATTGAGCGTCATGCCGCCGACTCGCATCCCATCGAAATAGATGTACTGAGTGATATCGGTGAACCGCTTTTCGATCAGGTACGATTTCTCGACAATCCCGTTGCGGAGATACGATCCCTTCATCGTCACGGCTTCCCCGGCTCCTTCATCGGCCAGGGACGTATCGACGGTAATATCACTACCGTCTCCGGCCTTCGCGGTGACTCGGAATATGCCATTATTGGCGGCTTCGTAGAACCCGGCCACTTTGATCCATTGTCCAACCGTGACGGAATTGAATATACCGACTGCACCGGAGAACTTGTCGGTCAGTGCCGTCGCTGCAATTGCCGAGGATGAGATGTTGACCGGCGTTGACCAGGCCGCTCCGAACAGCCCGGAAAGTAAGGTGTCGAAACTGCCGTAGGCCAACTCGAACTTGATATCACCCCCGGCGCTGTATCCGAGTTCCAGGATGGCGTCTCGCATTCTGTCCGACCGGATAACCTCTGATTGCCCGGACTGCTTGGAGTATGCCAGGGTCTCTCCTGTATAACGCAACTGCGTCATTGCAGGCGTTGATGGGGTCTCGCCCCACAACGTTTCTTCGGAAAAGTATAAATCAACTCTGTTTGAATCTGCCAAAGCCATTGTCGTGACCTCCAATTACTCGAAAATATCGCGCTGGTAATCAGCGGTAACCTCTATGCGAAACATCCCGTCCTGGACGCCGAGAACGTTCATATAGGGGATGCGGCATGTGATTGTCCCCGACGACCCGGCGGAGAATTGCGCTCGTCTGAACATTGTCGCGGCTGCATCAGCCATGTTCCGCGCCAAGGCTTGACCCGTATTGGACGGGACAAGAATCGAGATCAGAATCACTCCAAGGTATCGGGACAACTGCGTCCCTGAACCGAGACTCTCCTGATTCCCATCCGCCGGACGTATCGTAACGACGACATAAGGTGCGTTCTCTGGCGGATCGAACTGCGCGTTCTCATAAGCCACGGGAACCGCCGCGTATGCGCCAGCGGCCCACGCGGTAGCGAACCGGGATTCAATCGCCTTGCGCTCGTCATCAAAAGAACTCACGCCCGTCCTCCCTTCCGATTCGCTATATCCCGTACAATCCCGTTCAACCGCGCCTCAATCACGCTGAGGGAGACGCGAACCATGCCCATAGGGGCCTGTTTCGAGTATCCTCCGGCGGACTTGACTACCCATTGTCCGGCCTTCCCACGTTTTCCCTTTACCCGGGATCCCTTCTTTGGAGTCTTCGGATACCGGCCATATTCAATTGTGGCCGCGTATGGCAGGTTGTTCACAATCCAGATAACGCGGGTCCCATCGAAGTTGATTCCTTTCACCAGTTGCGACACAACAGGGCGCTTATTGACTCCTGGCCGGATGCCTGTCGGGACATACCCTTCGGCCACAAGCCAGTTATTACGGAGATGGCCCGTATCAACCGGAGTACGTTTGATGATTTCCGCCAATAGATCGACGGTGACTTTCTTCACAACGAGTTGATAATTCACCTTGATCGTCTCGGCGAATTTCTTCAAATCGACTGCAAACTGTTCCGCACCGTCCATTCTATTTCCTCAACACCAAGTCATAGATCAGTGCAATCCCGCCGGGGTCCAGTATCCCGACGATAACGCACTTATACTTGACACCGCCAACGGTGAAAAAGTCATCGGCTTTCGGGGCCGGGAAAGTCCCGCCTGTCGTGGTTCGCGCCGATAGAACGAGTCTCCTGTCACTCTGGAGGATCGTCGTGCCGTCAACTCGATCAGCGGCAATATCAAAGATCGCTCCGTTGACCTGATACGTCGTTTCGGTTTTCGGCGCGGCCCCTGTTGCCGGATCATACGTTCCAACGACAACAGATGTGAACGTAACGGTCTGGCCGAACTGCGCCAGAAGGTTCTTCGCCACTGTGACCATATTTCCGTAGAACGCGGTATCGGTCATGCCAGATATACCCTCCCGCCGGACGTGATTACCCCTGACAGCATCTCCATAATCTTCGGGGCTTTCGTGCGTCCCGCGTAAATGCTCACATTCCCGTCATACTCAACTTCAATTTCGCCAACCTTCTGCCGGGTCACTGTCCCAGTTCCACTCAGCACCGCCTGGAGATCGTAGCCGCCGTGCAAGATGAGTGCGGATTCGATCTGCGCTTCAATCACCACGGGCGGCACAGAATCATCGGCGATCAGGTATCCCTCTTCGTCCAGGACGGATGCACGGGGCCAGGCAAGGGACTGTGTAGAGGTTCGCTTGACACCCTTCCATTTGCCCCGGAAATAGGAATCCAGGAATTGACAGGCGCGGCGAAGGAACGCCTCTTTCTGGTCCTCTGTCAAATCAAGCCAGGTTGACGCGGCAGTGTATCGGTCCGTTACATAGATATCAGCATCCGTTACGCTCACGTAAGAATCCGCGTCCGTTTTCCCGGACCCGTCCTCAACTATCAGACCGGACACGTATCCTGACAGATCACTGAGCGACATTGCTATCTCCTCATCCGTATGCCCGGACGCGGCCCGGTGCGATACGGTGGTTCCACGATTGTGTTACTCTCCCTGAATGCGGAGACTTTTGAAGCACGTACTTTTCCATCAAGTATCCCCATGGCATCCCAAGCGCCAACTCGTCCTCGGTCCATTGCGTATAGGCAAGCCAATCAAGCCAGCCGTTCCGCTCCGGCATGTCCGGGTCTTCAATGCGGACCAGTTTTTTATTGCTCACCATATCGGCCATTGTATGTCCGCCCGTAAATACCGGGATACCGCGTATCACCGCTTCCACGGCAGCATTCGAGTCATAAGTCACGAGCGCCCAGGCGTTCTCTAGGTCGTGTATCAGACTGTCATTTGTTGACAGTTCCCCCAACTTCTCCGCATCCACGCATGTCTTGTCTTTCGGATGTTTCCGAACAACGATTCTGCGGCTCGTGTTTTTGCGGAGGATGTCAAGCGCGTATGGGAACCAGGCACGGCGATCCGTACCGTCCGCGCACAGGTCGTGATGCTGATGCGCCATGACGATATGATCCCCGGCGGTTCTCCAGGGATGAACGACAAGGCCCAACCGGATCAGTTCTTCCTTGCGATCCGGTAATACGCAACTCGGATCAATATGCTCCCCGTAGGCGTTGAGACCATTCCTCGTCACCGCGTAAAACAGGGCCGGGTCAGACTTGCGCCGGAACACAAAGCCGTCTGACAATGCAATAAACGGCTTCCGGTTCGCAAGTGCATCGTTATGCACCTTCCGAATGGATTCATTGTAGCCAATCGTTACAACGGCGTCACAGTGCATATACCGCGAATACGTGAATGCGTCGAAGAATGAAACCCTGTGATTGTACAGACGGATGCCATCGACCAGATTGGTCAGTAACGCGCGCGGAGCCTTTGAATAGAACGCGAGAACATACATCGTCATTCCTGTCTGAACAGATACTCGCAAATCTCAACGCGCAATTCGGCAACCTTGTGCCGTTCATTGACCGGCACGTAATTGTCATCGGCAAACCGGACCAGGTAATTCTTTTTCATGGTCGCCAATTTCGCTTCCAGGTCCAACTTGTCAACGGTTTCCCCGGATGCGAGCCTGATTTTGCTCACTTCGCCGGTCTTGGCCTGAGTCGGTTGCTCCGTCACTTGCACCTTGACGGGTTCATCAGGTATCCCGACAGGTCCGGGTTCTCCGCTATGTACGACAGGGCACAAATGGGCTGATTCCGTCGCCGCTTCCGAGACAAGGGCATAGTCATTCTCAATCAGGATCTTGCAAGGCAGACCGGCCTTGAACTCGTCCGGGTTGTACTGCGTATACGCGATCCAGTGCATCAATTGCTGGCGATCAGGCCGGAGCGGAGACTCGATTTTCGACAGGTCCTTATTCGCGCAAGCATCAATCATGGATTGACCGAGCGTGAACACGGGGACACCGGCAATCATCGCTTCCAGGGCAGCGTTCGAGTCGTATGTCACTACGGCCCAGGCGTTCTCAAGTTCCTCTGCGAACGTATGCGCCGTTGATTCTATGCAACCGCTTGGCGTTTCGGTTTCCGTCCGCTTCCAGTGCTTTTCGAGCGGATGGGTACGGAACACAATGGGCCGGTCAGTATGATTCTGGAGTTCAGCAATGGCAGGCGGGAACGCCTCTTTCTTATGCTCACCATAGTAGGGCACTTGCGCGAACTGGTGGGCGATAACAATGTTCTTGCCCGTGGTTTTCCACGGCTTGAGCCGAACGTTGAGGGCCTGCCAACGGTCTCCGGGAACCATGAACGAGACTTGATCGGCGCGGGCATGGAACCCGTTTTTCCCGACGGCCCAATATCGCTTCATGCGGTCCCCGGTCCGCATAATGAACCCGTCAGAAATAAGGAGTACCGGGACATCATGCCGCCGGTACTCCTCAAAAATAGTCAGCACGGTTGAATCGAGTCCGATCAGAGCGGCGCAATCGCAAGGCTCATACTCGTTCTTGCGCCATGCTCCAGGATACCGAATGCCAACCGAATGCCCGCGAGCAGCACAACCGGCGGCGAATCGGTCCATGAGCGCACCGCCCCAATCTTCACCCGGCGAGAATACGTAGATCTGCATCGTGAGATCATCTCCTTTACGATGATTCGGGTACTACGCTCAGTCAGAAGACCACTGGCAGCGCAGTGCGACACCATGGCAGCTCCGGTTATCCGAAGCGTTCTTTTCCCAGTTCGCAGAGGCGGCCAGAGTTGCGAGCGTCGGGTTCGCGCCGGAGCCGGTCTTGTACGAATGGCCCTTGACTCCGACATTGAACGCCGATTCACCCTGATATCTCATCAGGATGTTTTCATACCCGGTCACGAACTCAGTCAGCAGAACACGGTCCTCGGACTGCGTGGCCTGGAGACCTTCTTCGACCAGGCCCATGACAAAGTATTCCTCATATTTCTTTTTCGAGGACCCGACTCCAGCCACAATCAGGCTGGTCGAGTCCGTAACGATGATGGGCCGGTTGAGAGACACATTCGAGCCGGTCACAATGAACGCATCGGCCACATTGGTGATCTTGTCGGTGACAGCATTCAGGGCCAGATCGTAATACTGCCGAGAGTGCATGAGCCACGCGACAATCTTCCCGCCCGCATCCCCGAACTTTGCCAAGGTCTTAATCAGGTTGGTATGCGAGCATTGATATGCAGCCGTCGATCCGGGTTTCCCAACCGTCACGTCACAGACCAGATCGGTCGTGAGTTTGAAACACGCCACGCCTGCCGCAATCACGGTGTTCAGGTAATCGACGATCACAGCCTTTGCGTCTTGGCGGCCCAAGAGGTAGTAGAAAGTGGCCTCGTCCGAACCAACTTTCTTGAACGAGTCAAGCGTCATGGCAGCCGGACCGATTTTCCGGTTGCATTTGACCGTTACGGCTTCCCCTGCCGTCACGCCGGTATCCGCAGCGGCGGCTACAGACGTGATATCGCGCCGACTCACCAATGCGGCGGCGGACTTGATGAACGACTCTTTCCCGAAATCGCCCATCATGTTCCGCGCCACCAGTTTGATCGCGTTGTTGGACGCGGCATTGAATACGTTGGCTTCCTGTTCCAGTACTTCAGTCATACCCGTAAAGTACTGCTCTTCGTAGATCTTCATATCCGACTTTGTTCCGGCGGCCATGATGCCACTCCTTATTCTGGGGGTAGTTTGAGGTAAGCATCGCCTCCATGCGCGGCAATGAATGCGGACTTTTCCTCCGGTGTTTTGAGTTGTTTCTTACTGGTGACATTGGTCTTCAGAGTTGAGGAGGACTGCTGAGATCCCGCGCCGCGCGCCTTTGATCCCTTGAAGCAGCCGATGAACGAATCTTTTTCCTGGAGAGACTTGATGTACTCCATTGGAGTCATCAGCATACCGGGCCGTTCCGGGTCCTTCGTATACAGGTCCTCTCCATTCTCGTCGATTACGCTCAGGGCTACCCGTTCGCCTTCCTCGGTCACCTTGATTCGCGGTAACACGCATGGGAGTAGCGGTTCCACAAAGCCGTCGAGTTCGTTGATGGCGCGAACTATTTCAGTCTGCCTGTAATGGTTCAGCCGTCGTGAGTTGGCCTCTTCGAGTTTCTTGTTCAATTCGGCCACTTGGGTTTCGTATTGGTTTTTCAGTTGAGTCTTGGCGCGCTCGAACTCAAGAGCCTGGTCGTCTTTGCCGCCCTTTTTTCGGCTCTCTTCCTGGAGTTTCTTGACCTCTTCCAGGTCGATCCCGTCATAAGCGGCGAGTTTGTCCTGCAACTCTTTCGCTTTCCGCTCGGTTTCCTTCTTGAGTTTCCGTTCCTCGTCCAAAGCTTTGTTCAGTTTGGACACGTCCGGGATATTCAAGCCGTCCACGTCGAGTTGAAACGTGCCATCTTCTTGCTTCACATAGAAACCCCGCTGCGATTCCGCAACGTCCTCGATCTTTTCAACCTTGTGCAACAGTCCCATGGTTTTGTTCTCCTTTGAGCATCACGCTCTACGATGGTAGGTTCCGGGCATCACGCCTTCGGTTCATTGCGGAGGGGCATCACGCCACCTAAGCATTATAGTAGGTGTAATTTGATACAATGCAAGTCTATTTTTGTGGATTATTCACACAAAAGGGTACAAACTGGAATTATATGGCTAATATAAGGTGACTAAAAATAAGGGGATTTGTATTGAAACGGTAGGTTTTGGAGGGCCAGGAAGCGTAATATTTTTTTTGGTTCTTGTAACAGAAATGCCGTTCAGCGGCCCCCGCGCGGGTCTGACCTTGGGCGTTGGAGGGGATGCAATGGGCCAGACCCGCGCCGGATTATTTCTTATGCTCTTTGATCCACGTCCGTGCCTTCTCGACGGTCCATTTCTTTTTGTCGAACAGGTACGATTGGACCACCATGGTTCCGCGCCCGCCCTTGAGTTTTCCCATAACGGCCTTGATCCCCTTCGCGGCGGACAGCTCATAAGTGATGAACGTGGTCCGGTCGAACTCGCCGGGGTCCCGGACCCGCCAC